AATACCAATAATTCCACCTTCATTAGGACATGGACACGATTTGTATTCAGAACTTGGTACTGATAGAGTTATTGTTTACGCTCGATTTGATGATTCAACTCAAGATTTTCCAATAGATACTAAATTTTCTCAAGTAGGAATTGTTAAGAATCCTACTAAAGTTGGTACTTCTGTGACATATACTGACAATACCTACTCATCTTTATCAGCAGTAAAATTTGATACTGTAAATAAGGAACCAGATATTGGTGAACAAATAGTACAAGTATTAGCATCTTCACCTAACGTTGGTAAAGTAGCAAAAGCATTTGTTGCATCATATGATGTTGATACCAAAGTATTAAAATACTATAAAGATAGATCATTATTTTTTAATAACACAACTTATGATCATACTGATTATACAGGTATATCAACAACTGGAAGGGCATACGAGTTTGAAACTGGAATCACCGCTAATGATATAAAAGGTGAAACATCAGCATTTTCTGGTTCTATATCATTTAATTTTTCAGGAATTACTACTAACCCAACAGGAAATAAATTAATTAATTTGGGAACCAACTTTGTTTCAGGGTTATCTGATTCTGAGATAAATAAAGGGTCGGGTGAAATAATTTACTTAGACAACAGACCTGTGATAGTTAGAAACCCTCGTCAAAAGGAAGACATTAAAATCATACTCGAATTCTAAAAATGCCACAAAAGACTAATTTAAATATATCACCTTATTATGATGATTTCAGTAAGGACGATAATTTTTACAAAATACTGTTTAAACCTGGTTATCCAGTACAGGCAAGAGAGTTAACTGGTTTACAGTCTCTTTTACAGAATCAGGTTGAAAGTTTTGGTAAGCATATATTTAAAGAAGGTTCAATGGTCATACCTGGTGGTATTGAGTATGACCCAACTTATTATTCTGCAAAAATTAATGGCACTCATTTGGGTGTAGATGTCACAGTATATCTAAACAATATAATAGCAAATAATAATGGAAAGGGTACTAGAGTTAGAGGACAAAACTCAGGAATTGTAGCAACAATTAAAAATTTTATATTGCCTCCTGAAGAAGGTGTTGATGATATAACAATTTTTATTAAGTATAATAAATCTGGAAATAGTGGTGAAAGTGAGGCATTTCCTGATGGTGAAATTTTAATATTAGAGGATAATGTAACTTATGGAAATACTACTTTAAACGTTGAAGAAACTGTTTTAACACTAGTTTCAGAAAATGCAACTGCGACTGGATCTGCATTTGGTGTAAGCAAGGGTGTTTACTTCATGCGTGGAATATTTGTAGATGTTCCTACATCATTAATAATATTAGAACCATATAATAATTCACCATCATACCGTGTAGGATTTGAAGTTATTGAAGAAGTTATAAATGCCAATGATGATACTTCATTATATGATAATGCAAAAGGATTTACAAACTTTGCTGCACCAGGTGCAGATCGATTTAAAATTTCAGTTAAATTAACTAAAAAAGGATTACAAGATTACGACGATACAAATTTTGTTGAATTATTCAGAACATCGCAAGGAGAAACAAAAAAATTACAAGATACAACAGTATATTCTGAATTAAAAAAATATTTTGCAAAGAGAACATATGACGAATCTGGAAACTATGCTGTTGAACCTTTCCGTGTTACAACTCAAGATTCATTAAATGATGAAATAGCAACTGGTGGATTGTACACCGAAAATCAAGTAACTGATAATGGAAATACACCTAATGATGATTTAATGTGTATTAAATTGTCACCAGGTAAAGCATATGTTAGAGGTCATGATGTATATCTACCAGGCACTACAGTTTTAGATATTGATAAACCTAGAGATACAAAAACAGTCAATAATGCATCAATTCCATTTAATATGGGAAGTTTACTAAAAGTAAATCGCACTACTGGAGCACCTTTTATTAATATTGGTGGAACAGAATCAAATGTTATTGAATTATATAATCAGAGAAGAAATAATGCTGTTGCTGCAAGTAATGGAATACAGATAGGAGAAGCTAGAGTATACTCTTGGGGTGTATCTGACTCTTCATATGAAGGTAATACAACTGATTGGGATTTGCATTTATATGATATTCAAACATTTACAATTTTAAAAGTAAATACATTATTCTCACCAGAAGAAAAAATTAAAGGATCCAGAATAAGAGGATTAGCAAGTGGAGCAGTAGGATATCTTGCGAAAAATGCAAATGCAACTGGTGTAAATGAATTAGCTGTATCACAAACAACTGGAGCATTTATAAAAGGTGAGCAAATAATATTCAATGAAAGAATTTCTACAGAAGGTGGTAATGCATCAATTACTGATATTTTAGATTATACAACAGATGACATTAAAATGGTGTATCAAAGCACTAATTTTAATACAACAGGTATCGCAACATTTGCTGCAGATACTGTTCTTTATGATCGTGTTTTACCATTCTTCTCATTGACAGATCAATTAAATGTTGTCAATAACACTGCAAGTGTAAACAATCGTAGTTTTGCAGGTGTTGGAATAAAAACTGACACTATTATTGCATTTAATAATGGAGCAAATACAGATCCAGTTTATAATAGAATTACAGGTGGACTTGATGGTACAGGTAAGACAATAACATTATCAGCAACAGATACAGTTTCTGGTGTCAATAATGGTGCTGTATTGTCAGGTCTTTCAACTTCCTCAACATTTAGAATAAAAGCACCTAAAGTTCTCAATCTCTCTAATTCAGGTATATTTGCACCATTACCAAGAGAAGTTATATCAAATGTTGATACATCAAATTCAAATTTGATAATTTCTAGACAAATTTCAAATCAAACAACAAACGCTGCAGGTTCACTTACAATAAATTCACAAGCAGGATTAAATGCACAATCAGGACTTAGTAGTGCATTTTTTGAACCATTTGATTCAGAAAAATATTCAATTACATATCAAGATGGATCTATTGAACCTTTAACATCAGATCAAGTAACAATAACTAATGGTGGAAATGATGTTACATTTACTGGACTTAAAGAAACAAATGCATCTGAAGTTACTGTAGGAGTTACCCTAAAAAAAGTTGGTGCTTCAAGTAAATCGAAAGATTATATTAGAAGTCAGAAATTAGAGATAGTTCATACCACAGGAGTGAATACATTAAGTGGATTAAGCACACACGACGCTTATGGTGTTAGAGTTGAAGATAGAGAAATATCACTTAATGTTCCAGATGTTGTAAAAGTTATTGCAGTTTATGAATCAAAAGATAGTTCAACACCAGTTTTACCTAAACTAACCTTTGTTAGTGGTTTGAATTTAAATACAACAACATTTGAGGGTGAGCAAATAGTTGGTCAAGATAGTCGAGCAATTGGACAAATTGTTAATCGAACTACTGATAGTATTGAATTTGTTTATCTCAATGATAATATTTTTACAGTTGGTGAAGTAATAAAATTTAAGGAATCTGGTATAGAAACAACACTACAGGGAGTTGACGATGGAAACTTTGTTGATCGAACAAATAATTATCAATTAGATAAAGGACATAATTCACAATATTGTGATTTCTCAAGAATTGTTAGAAGAGCAAAAGTAGGAGTTCCATCTAAAAAACTTTTAATAATATTTGACAAATATCAAGTAGCAAGCGGTAATGCAGGAGACTTTTTCTCAGTTAATTCATATACAAAAGAAAGGTATACAAACGATATTCCGAATATAGGTGATTACAATGCAGCTGATGTAATAGATTTTAGACCTAGAGTCAATCCTTTCACTGTAAGTGCTAATTCTAAATCTCCTTTTGCTTTTACAAGTAGAAGTTTTGAAAGCACAAATCCTTTCGTTGTAACACCAAATGAAAGTTCAATCTTAGGTTATAGTCATTATCTGCCAAGAATTGATAAATTAGTAATTAATAGATATGAAGAAGTAAAATTAATTAAAGGTGAGTCTGCAGAAAATCCTTCACCACCAGTGGAAATTGGTGATACAATGGAAATTGCAGAAATTACTTTACCACCTTATCTTTTTGATACTGTTAGACATCCAAATATTGAATTAAAAGATAATAGAAGATTTACAATGAGAGATATCGCTGCTCTCGAACAAAGAATTGAAAATTTAGAAACTTATACAACATTAAGTTCTTTAGAATTAAATACTCAATCTCTCGAAGTAAGAGATAATGATGGTCTCAATAGATTTAAGACTGGTTTTGTTGTTAATGATTTTTCAAATAGAAGTTTTATAGATTTTGATCCAGAAACAGGTTCAAGATGTGATGTTGACGTAGCAAGAAGAGAACTAATAAGTGCTGTAGATTTTTGGTCTATTAGACCAGAACTTGCAACAAATCCAAGTATTGATTTAGAATCAGCAGATTTAAATTCAAATTTAAAATTATTAGATCCTAATTGTAAAAAAACTGGAGATTTAATTACATTAGATTATGAAGAAGTTGATTGGTTAGTACAACCACATGCAACTGAAGTAGAAAATGTTAATCCATTTAATGTAATTGTCTTTATGGGTGGTATTATCTTAGATCCACCATCAGATAATTGGACAAGAACAATCTATGTTGAAAACAAAAGAGTAGAATCTACTGGTGCAAAATGGGTTGAAGTTGCGAATACCGTAGCAGTTGGTCCTATTACTGAAAAATTTAAAGGATCAAAAAGAATTGGAAGTATAAAAGATCCTGAGTTTAATTATTATAGAAAGAGAATTGAAATTTTACGTCATACATATACTCAGACTCAGAAAGTAAAAACAACTTACAAAAACGTATTACAAGGACCAAGTCAAGAATTTGATTATGTAGAGAGCACAAAGACTACTAGTGAAACTGATGCATTTATGCGTTCAAGAAACGTTAGTTTCAATGCTAATGGTTTGAGACCACTTACAAGACATTATCATTATCTTGATAATGGTGTCCCTGATATCGTGCCAAAATTAGTTGAAATTGAAAGTGTATCTGGAACATTTAGTGTATTTGAAAATGTGAAAGTTGAGATAGGTGGTAAACAAGTTGGTTTTATGAGAATACAAAGACCTAATCATAAATTTGGTGATACAAATAGACCAGATGTTGGTTCAGGTTTAGGTTCTCCTTCAGTTTTAGTAGAAGAATATACAGTTGACCCATATGATTCAACAAGACCTGCACCGTCAAGTAATTATTCACCAACATCTAAACTTTTGAATATTGATGTAATTGCTCTTGCTAATGAAGAAAAATATTTTGGGTATATTCAGAAGGGTGCAAAAATTACTGGAGAAAAAAGTGGAGCAGTTGCAACTGTAAGTAGTATTGACTTGTTTAGTGATAATTGGGGAGATTTACTAGGATCATTCTTCTTTAGAGATCCAAATACAAAACCAAAACCACCTACTATTTTTGCTACAGGTACAAAGACATTTAGAGTTACAGCAGCACCAGAGGGCACTATACCGATTCCTGGTGCCACTGACCACGCTAGTGATGCATCGGGCACATTTACAGGAACAGGTACTTTACAAACCACTGTAACAAGCAATGTGTCAGTTAGAAATCCACCCCCACCATCTGCAACTCGTCCAAGTGAAACAACAACAAAAACAAATATATTATACAAAGAGGGATTAGGTAAAAAATTCTTTGCTCCTCACAGAGATCCATTAGCTCAATCATTTACTGTTGACGAAACTGGTGCATTCTTGACATCATTTGATGTATTCTTTAGGTCAAAAGATCCACTAGCAAAATTATTTGTTGAACTAAGAGAAGTTGAACTTGGAACTCCTACAAGATATCTTGTCCAAGATTATGCACAAATTGCAGTTAATCCATCATATATCAACGTATCTGATGATGCTTCAGTACCAACTACTTTAAGTTTCCCATCTCCAATTTATCTTGAACCAGAAAAAGAATATGCTTTAGTATTCTTATCACCTGCATCGGATAAGTATGAAATGTGGGTAGCAACGATGGGTCAAAAAACAGTTTCTACAACTAATTTACCAGATGTTGAAAATGTTGTTGTAACTAAACAATATATCGGTGGTAGTTTATTTAAATCACAAAATGGAACAATTTGGACTGCAAGTCAGTATCAAGACTTAACATTCAAGTTGAGAAAAGCAGCATTCGTTAATTCAGGAACTGCAACGTTCTATAATACTCCAATCGAAGCTGGTAATTTAAATACACAAGTTCTACCAGATAATCCTGTTCGTGCATTACCAAGAAAACAAATAGTAAAATTGACAAGTGCTGGAGCTAATGCATCAACGCTACCAATTGGTAGAAAAGTAAGTTCGGGTGCTGTTGGAGATTTAGAGGATAATAGTATTACGGGTATTATCGAAGGAAAAGGTGCACCAATTACTTCAAGTGAAATCGTAACAAGAGGTAAAGGATATTCATTTAGCAATGCAAATAATATACCTTTAGTTTCATTAACTGGAAGTGGAGAAAATGCAACCGCAAACTTCACTATTTTATCAGATGGTGCGATTGATTCAATTACTTTACAAAATTCTGGAAATCGTCTTCAAATTGGTGAAGTTTTGACTATTGATAACTCAAATGTCAATGTAAAGAGTGGAGTTGGATTTAAATTAGTAGTTACTGGCATTAGTAATACACTTGACACATTGTATGTCACAGATGTTCAAGGAGATAAATTCCCTAATGGTGAAGCTCTTATTCATTATGGTGCAAATAATAATACAAGAACATCTGTAAGTCCTGCAACAACAATTAATGGTGATTCTTTACCAAATGGTGATTTATATTCTGGTAAGGTAATGGAAATTACTCAGTATAATCACGCTCATCACGGTGCAACCAATCAGGTAGATATTAGAGGTGTTAAAGCAGATACAACTCAAGTAAAAACAACAACCAGTTTAACTGCAGATGAAACAACTGTATCTGTTGCAAATACAACACCGTTTGTCAATTTTGGTGGTATCACAGTTGATAGAGGAGAAGCAATTATTGAAGAGGAAATTGTATCTTATATTGTTGGTACTGGACAATTAACTCTTACAAGAGGTATTTTGAATACTAAACCTTCAACACACCCAGAAGGTTCAACAATTCAAACTTATGAAGCAAACGGAATGCCACTTGTTGGTATTAACACAACTCATACAGTTCCTACAAATACAACTTTGAAGAATGCAACAAATATTGATAATTATTTTCTTGAGGTGGATACAGCAAAAATTACCACCAGAACAGGTAAACAACTATTGTGTTTTACAAGTGAGAAAGGATTTGGAAGTAATACTGTGAAAATTTCTCAAAATCATCAGTTTAGTTCGATTAATCCACAATTCAATGTAATAACACCTGGAAGCACAACAACCATAAACTCTAATATTAGGACTGTTAGTGGTACAAGTGCAGATGGAACTGAAGTTTCATTTATTGATCAAGGTTTTGAACCTGCCATTTTAAATCAAACTCAATTTTATCCAACTCCAAGATTGGTTGCTTCAAAAATAAATGAAAATTCTAAATTAGTAACTTTACCTAGAAACAAATCACTTACATTAGATGTAAATATGAGTTCATCAGATCCTAATTTATCACCTGTATTGGATGTAAAGAATGCAATATTTACTTTAGGTAGAAATAAAATCAATAATCCGATTGGTTTTGATAATTATGATTCTGATAGTAAAACTAATCAATTAGAAGATGATCCTCATGGTTCAGTGTTCGTATCTGATAGAGTTGATTTAAAACAACCAGCAACCTCTCTTAAAGTTTTAGTTGCAGCAAGTGTTCAACCAGAAGCTGATTTTAGAGTATTTTACAGATTATTCAGTGCAGACTCTAGTGAAGTGTCACAAACTTATAGACCATTTCCTGGTTACAAAAATATGAATGATACTGATGGAGATGGGTTTGGTGATGAGATTATAGATCTAAGTAAAAATGATGGTAGAGCAGATGCCTTTGTATCTCCTAACACATTTGATAAATTTTCAGAATATCAATTCTCAGTCAATAATTTGGAGCAGTTTAGTGGTTTTGTAATTAAGATTGTTATGATTTCAACTAATGAGTCATATCCTGTAAGATTAAAAGACTTCAGAGCAATCGCATTGGCATGATACCAGTAGAAGGACACAAAAATCTATTTCGTGATGAAAAAACAGGTGCCATATTAAATGTGGACAATGCTGGATATTCAAACTATATGTCTGAAAAAAGAAAAAATTCTGATAGAAAAGCAGAATTAGATGATATGAAAAATGAAATTGAAACTCTTAAAACTATGTTAAATGACCTTGCTTCAAAGATAACGTCATAGTAAATATAAATACTTTTTAGATCTGAATACGCTAACTTAGATGGCAGATATCAAAGTAAGAGTTGGACAACAAAATGCCACAAAGGTCATTTCATCCTTGGCAGGTGCTCAAACTCTATCACTTACAGAATTAAGCGACGTAAATGCCTCCGTTTTATCCAATGGAATGGTACTAGTATATAATGGTTTGACTAAAAAATTTGATGCAACACTAGAATTAACGCCAGGTGCAGCACAGAACTTAGACATCAACGGAGGAAATTTCTGAAATGGCTAGTATAATTAGAATCAAACGATCATCTGGTACAGCCAAACCAGGTAGTTTGAATTGGGGTGAAATGGCATATGTGACTGGTGTAGGTCAATATGGTGGATTAAACCAATATAAAGACAGAGTATTTTTAGGAGATGACGGTACAAACGTTCATCCAGTCGCTGGTCATTATTATACATCAATGATGGAGCACACACCTGGTGCTGTGAATGGTGTAACTAATACAAGAAATAGTGATGGTGGTATAGTAGCAATTCTTGATAGTAATAGAAAAATTGATTTATGGAACGTAGATAATTTAACTTTAGACGCAAATACATTATCTTCAACTAATACAAATGGTGATATAATTTTTAATCCTGCTGGATCTGGTGAGGTAATGATTCCAGATGACACCAAACTTGGATTTGGTGGAGGTGCAAATGGAACAGAGGATTCTAATGCACATATAGAATATGATGAGAATGGAACAGATGAACTAAGATTTGGTGGAACTGCAAATGTAAGATTTGAAAATAGTAAAGTAACAGTTGATAATCAATTAATTGTTGGTGGTAATAGTTCTCTTGGTAATATCCGTATTGAAGATAATATAATTGCATCTCTCGCTGGACAGGGAAATAAGATATTCATTGACCCATATCCAGATGGTTTAAGTAATGAAGGTGATGTTATCATTAAAGGTAACTTACAAGTTGATGGTACAACAACTACAGTTAACTCAACACAAACAACTGTTAATGACCCAATTATGATGGTTGGTGACACTACCAGTTCAAGAACTATAATGGTAGCAGTTGCATCAGGTGTTTCTACAGCTATAGTTGACCAAGTAACAGGTATTGCAGTTAACGATACTCTTTTACACTCAGGTTTTTCAGCAAGTGGTATTACAACAGTTACAGCGATTAATACTGGTGCAAAAATGCTTACCTTCCAAGGTACAACTATCGCTGGAATAAGCACACAAACACAAATAACTGTAGTACACGCAACAGATACTAATACTGACCGTGGACTTGGATTTACTTATAACACTGGTATTGGAACTGCAAACTCAACTGATGGTTTCTTTGGATTAGATGATAGTTCAATTGCATCTTCTACTGCTGGAACTGGTAATCATGGAACTCACGGTGATAATAGTCGAAGATGGACTTATGTTCCTGATGCAACTATCACAGCAAGTGTTGTTTCTGGTACTAAAGGTTTCTTAGATATCAAAGGTATCTATTATCAGTCAGGTAACTTTAATTCAGGTGGTGTAGTATGGTTTGATAGTGAAGGTCTACAGAGATCCACAAACAATCCACAAACACCTGTTATTACTTCAAAACAAGTATTAACAGCGATTACAAAAATTACATTAAGTTCATTAAGTGCTGCTATAACAGTAGCAGTTGGTGACATTGTAAAACAAGACACTACTGGTGCCTTTGGTGTTGTTGAAACAGCAGTAACAGGTGGAAACTCTGTTAATTTAATTGGTGTAGAGGGAACATTCAACACAACTAATAATTTAAGAAGAGAAGGTCAGAGTGGTGCAATTGCAAACCTTGCATCTGTACCAGGTGCAGCAACAAATGTCTATGTGAACAAACCACATTGGACTTCAACCCTAGATGGAGGAACTTTCTAAAAATGCAACAAAACAGTGAAGTAGATGTTAATGTATTAGTGAATTTATAT